TTATGATTTGATATACTGGTCTTGTTTTTGAGGGGGAAAATTGTGAATATGAATGGATAAGAATGGGACATGAAACATATTATAAACTAGGGAATATTGTTTCTTTATGTCCATATTATGCGGGTATATCTCTTCAATATAAAGAATTAAGACCTACAAATGAAAAATGTGAAATTTGTGAATTTGAAAGAAGATCATTAAACTATTTAAAACTATAGGAGAACTAATTATATTACTGTTTGATGTTAATAATGAAATTACTTATGATACCTATCCTGATTGTTCGTGGTGGGATGAGAATAAGGAATGTTGGATAGTTGATGGTCCAATCTGTAAAGTATATTTTTCTCCAGGTGAAAAGTTTAATTATTTTAACGAACAAGTTGAAGTGTATTGTCCAGAAGATTAATTTAGTAGAATAAAATTGGGGGTTCTATGAATATCCGTGATCTAGAATCAGACATTGAAAAAAAGGAACGAGAACTAGAAGAACTTAAAAATTCTTTACAGGAAGAAAAGAAGAAAAGAAAAAATCTACCTTATGATGAAGAAACTTTAAGATTAGCAGAGATATTACATGAAAAACTTTGTACACATAATCATATAGATGGTTGTAGATGGTATGAGGATGATGGTAGTTGGTCTGAATATTCAAGACAAGAATATATTAAGAAAGCTACTAAACTATTAAAAATTAGTGATTTAGTTTCATTAATTGATATCATTGAAATTATAGGAGATTAATATGACACATATAAAGATTTTTCAGATTTTAAATGGAGTTGAACATCATCTTGTCACAGTAGAACTAAGTAAAGAATTAAGTGATTATGATACTTTGGAAGAGTTCACCAAATTAATATATGAAAATGATAAGGCAGTATATCTTGTTGCAGAAAAGTACAGTGTTGTATTTTATCCACATCAAGGACCAGTTAAATTTGAATTAGTATAGGAGGAAAATTATGAAGAAAACAAATAAGCAAATTTATACTGAAGCAGTTGAAAAAATGAAAAAACTGGTTGATGATCAAACTGATAGAGAAGAAAACCATCACATCGCAGATGAAATACTTGTTAATTTTCTTATACAACTTGGATATACAGAACTTACTGATTTATTCAAACAACTTTATAAATGATATGCATAACAACTAAATACTCCCATAATATCTTTTTAAAATTCTATTACTATAAATATATAGTAATTAAATTTTTATTTGGAGGGATATATGATCAATTATCCAAAATTTGAAACGGGAGATGTTATTTGTGTTAATAGAAAATCATTGTTTGGTAAATTAGTTGCTTGATTTAGTAGAGAACCAGGAGAAGAAAGAGTATATTCTACACATATATCAGGATTTAAATATCCTGATACAATTTCCGAAGCTGGATTAACAGTTAAAGATACTAACTACTTAAAATGATTTGATAATCATAAAAGATTTGAGGTATGAAGGAAGAAACATTTAACTAAATTTGAACAACATGTAATTCAAGAATATTTGAATAAGTATAAAGGTAACATATATGGTGGATTAAAATTATTATTATTTCTAGCTGATTTTTCATTAACTAAATTATTGAGAAAGAGAAAGGATATTTACTTATTCAGAAAGATGGGATTTATGGAAGATTTTCCAATTTGTAGTTGACTATATGGGTATGCGTATGATAGGATAGGTTATAAATTTGGTGGATATGAACCTAAAAGATTAGATCCTGATACCATGAGAGATGTAATGATTAATAGTGAAGAATGGGAGCTAGTATATAAGAAGAGGTAAGACATGGATAAATTACAAGAATTTATCAAAAATAAGTTATTTGATAAAAATGGAAAGATGTCTGGACAAAGAACAAAGAAGAAGTGGTTTGAAAATAGAAATTATATTTCTCAGTATAATGAAATATTAAGTAGAACAAGTTTCTTAGATTTTAAATCACCTTCATTTGTTGAAAGACTATATTGTGTTTATTATAATATTCAATCTCCTATATTATGCAAACATTGTAAAAAGAATGTTGTTAACTTTCAGAAATTTTCAATTGGTTATAGTAAATTTTGTAGTTATGAGTGTGCTTATAAATCAAATGAAAGGGTAGAAAAATCTAAACAAACATGGATGAAAAATCTAGGAGTGGACAACCCATCAAAATGTGAAACCGTCAAACAGAAGAGAATATCCACTTTTTTAAAAAAGTGGGGTGTAGACAATCCAGCAAAGAATGATATCGTTAAGGAAAAAATAGTAAATACCAATAGAGATAGGTTTGGACATGATTATTATTTTCAAACAGAAGATTGTAGAGTAAAAACAAGAAAATATTCCTTAGAAAATTTTGGTGTTGAACATTTCACTAAAAGTAAAAATGTTAAACAAAAAGTGATAGAAACTAATAGAGATACATATGGTTGTGATTATCATGTGCAAAGTCATGTTAAAAATTCAGAAATGTTTACCAAAGAGTTTATAGAACAAAGATTCCTTACAGAAGAGGGGTTTTTGTTAATGGAAGGAATTCAAAAGTTCTTTAATCTTACATCTGCTAGTATATATAAAAGACTTATTAAGTTGGGAGTTGAATTTACTCCTAGATTAAATAGATCAGAGTTTGAAATATCTGTATTTAATTATATCTACGAATTGGATAATGAAATCATTGCTAATGATAGAAATTTAATTGGTAAATATGAAATTGACATACTAATTCCAAATAAAAATCTTGCTATAGAGTGTAATGGTATTAGATATCATGATGAATTTCACAAGCCAGATAAAAATTTTCATAGAATTAAAACTATGAAATGTAAAGAAAGGGGTTTTAAATTATTACACATTTTTGAAAATGAGTGGGAAGATGTATGGAAAAGAGATATTTGGAAAAGTATGATTCATTCCCATCTAGGAGTTAACAAAACAATATATGCTAGAAAATGTTATATTAAAGATGTAAATTATAAAGATAAAGATAAGTTCTTGAATGAAAATCATTTACAAGGAACTGTTCAAAGTAGTGTAAACTTAGGATTGTTTCAGGATGATGAGTTGGTTTGTTTAATAACATTTGGTAAATCTAGATATAATAAAAATTTTGATTGGGAGTTAATGAGATTTTGTAATAAAAAGTATATTAATGTTGTTGGTGGGTTTAGTAAACTACTGAAAAATTTTAGAGAGAGTTGGAAAGGATCTATTATTACATATGCAGATACCACATATAGTAATGGTGATTTATACAGAAAGAATGGGTTTACATTTGGAAAATATAATGATCCATCTTACTTTTATTGCAAAAATGGTTTTGAGTCATTATCTAGACAATCTGCTCAAAAGAGTAAGTTAAAGAAATTATTAAAAAATTATAATCCAGATTTAACAGAAGAACAAAATATGTATAATCATAATTGGTTTAAAGTATGGAGATGTGGAACTGCACAATTTTATTTACAATAAAAAACCCTCATACAATTAAGTATGAGGGTTTTAAAATTACTATGTAATTAACTATTATGGCATTGAAGTAAATACTAATTCTTCATAATAGTTAGCAGCACCGAATAGATGTTTATGAATTGCATATCTACTTAGTAAACCAATTGCAGGTTGGAAACTTGCATAATCAGTAACTCTATCCAACATTAATTGGATGTAAGGAAGATAAACAACTCCAGTATCGTATTCGTTCACACCCTTGAATCCTAATAGAATACTATCAGTATCATAGAAAGTATCTCTATAAAGAGTCATTCTACCATCTAATGATCCAACTCTTGCAACACCAGTAATAGCAGTGTTTACATTTGCACCCGTTGGATGTGTAGCAAAACTTGGTGTAGATTCAAGAGCTGCACAAAGAGTTGGGTTAGCAACTGCCCAATTAGCTGGACCTCTTCTTGTCTTAACTGCAATTCTATTTGCTTTTCTGATCATTGCATTATATAGATTTCTATATTTTTCAGATTCCCATCTACCATCAAAATCAGTGTCATAATCATATGAAGTAGGAGGTGCAACACTTCTGATCTCACCAATTAATTCTCTATCAATTTCTGCAGTTACCTCGTAGGAAAGTGCTTCTGTCATTTCACTTTCAAGATCAAGTCCGTGCATATTTTGAATATCTTGTGCAACTTCAATTGACCATCTGCTTCTTAACTTTCTGGTTTTTGCTTCGACCTGATCTTTCTCTAAGGTCATACTTAATTCTTTGATAGCTGTACCATCTCCAAATCCAAGACCCAAATCATTAGTTTCATTAGATCCTAATGCTTCACCAGCACTTGTTTCATAAGTTCCAGAATAGTCTTTATCAATAGTATTGTAACCAATTTCTTGATTAGTTCCACTATTATAAGTTTGATCAGCCTTAAATCTCATAGCAAATGCTAATCCAACTGGTCCAGTCATTGGTTGGACACCTACAATTTCGTGAGCAATTAACTCAGGAAATGTTCTTCTTACCATTGGAATAGCAATCTTATGAAAGTATCCACTTTGACCATAAGAATTTCCTTGAGGTGTTAAACTACCTGAATAAGCAGCTGTACCAGGATCAGAAATTGCTTCATTCATGTTATAACCTTGTTTGCTTAAATAAGAAAACTGGTTCTCTAACATCAATGCAGTAGCTTCCTTAACTTTATTACTTTTGAACTTTGGAGCATTTTCACTCTCTAATAGTTCCTTTCATTTTTCTAAAATTTGTTTATTCATAATTTTTAATTCCTCCTTTAGAATATTTATATTTCAATTACTTTTCTTCACTCATAATGGTTAATCATTGTTGTTTCATTTGGGTAAATGGATCATCACTTACTTCTTCAGTTAAATTACCTTCCTCTTTACCCTTACCTTTATTTTCCTCAGTTAATTCAGTTTCTTCATTCTTGGTTGATTCAGCCAAAACATCAAACTTCTTATCAATTTCTTCTTTAGAAGTAATACCTTCTAGTAAAGAAATAATCTTTTCCTTTTGTTTAAAAGGTAGACCTTCACATTTCTCTCTTAGATAAAGACCAGCACTTAACTCTTTAGCATCTTTCTTCATTTCCATGTTCTCAGAAGTTAAAGAATTAACTTGATCAGTAAGTTTAGAAATTTCATCTCTTGATTCTTTAATCAAACTCTTAGTTTCATCATCAAGAACACCTTCATCAATTCCCATTCTTACCTTCAATGTTTCCATAACATCAGAGTATAATTCACCCTTTCTTGCATATTCCTTAATCTTTTCAGGGATTTTCATCTCTTCTTCGATTACTTCGTCCAGAAAATTACTAAATTTTTCAGTAATATCAGTTTTATAATCTTCAAATTTTTGCTCAAATTGTTCTGTTAACTCTTCTTTAAGAGTTTCTTCCTTTTCCTTGACCTTCTCATCTACTTTAGTTTCAATAATGGTTTGAAGTTTTTCCTGAACTTCTGTTTGTTTAGATTCGTCAAGTTTATCAACACCTAACATCTCTAGGATTTTATCTAATTCCATATTTTATTCCTCCTTCTAGAATTGTTTTAAATTTGTCTTTATCTAATCTTATTTATAAGTAAACACTAGAAATTGTTAAAATTGTTAAAAAGTCCAGTGTTTATGGGAAAATTATGATCTTTCTTTTTCCAGTTCAATTTTCTTTTTTTGATCATCAATCATTCTCAGAAATTTATCAGTGGTGTTTTTTCTAAGGGGACTTAAAAGATTTTTAACATCATCAATGAATTTTTCACCATACATTTTAATAAAGTTTCCAACCATTTTAGATGCAACTTCTAATTGTTTGTCTGTTTTTGCTGATTTTATTGTTCTCTCTACTTTTTGAAGAGCTTCTTTTCTAGAAACTTTTTCATCTAGGTTAATACTACCTTCCAAATATTTATCAATTTTTTCTAATAGTTTATTTTGCATAAATTCTCCTTATATTAGTCTTCACTTCTCATCATATTAATGCCAATCTGGATCGCATCTTCAGTATCCTTAGCATCATTTCTCTTTTTAATAGTAGAAATCATATCATCAATAACCTTTTTATCTGGTTCATCAAAGATATCTTCAGCGGCATTTATCATTGCTTCTTTTACCTGTTTTCAATCAATTTCAGATTCACCTAAAAATAAATTTAATTTTTCTAATAATGTCTTATCTTGCATAATTTCTCTCCTTATAAATTCTTCTCAATATTATCAATTACTTGTCAAAGTTTTCTATAATATTCTTCTTTAGCCTCTTTGATCTGTTCTTCATTAGGTTCCATAACTTGAGATTCGGGAATACTAAATTCTTTACCTTCAAGTATACCATTAACCCAACTTCCATAATTTGAAGGATTAGAAGTTGCATCCCAACAAATCATATTTAAATCTTCTGACACTTCATTATTCTCTTTTAAACTTCCAAGTGCTCTACTTGAAATCCCTATCTTAATTTTTTCTTTTATTAAACCCTCAAGAACAGATCCATAAGGTAAACTTTTTAGTACCTTTGCTCTTCCATAAACATTATCTCCTTCTCATCATAACTCTTCAGTTCCATGAGAAGCTAACTCATACTTTGTTTCACATCTACTTTCAGGATGAGATAATTCACCTAGTATGGGACCATTTTCTTTAATTTGATCTTTTAGTTTATTTACCTCTCTTTCTAATATGTGCTTGGGGTATGTTCTACCATTCCTGTTCTTTTTGTTAGCTGAAGAAAATATACCAGTTACATATAAATTCTTGTTAGAATCTTCTTCGGTTAATATGTCAAAATTACTCTCAGTTATAAGTTTCAACTTTTTCATATTTATTCTCCTATTATAAATATTTATCTAAATTATTTATAAAAAAAGTGTGAAAGAATATAGTATTCTCCCACACTTTAAAAATCAAACAATAACAATTACTTATTCATCTTCAGTATTGTCTTTTTCTGGTTCTTCTGGTTCGATACCATCGACAGGATCATTTTCAGTATCTAACTCTTTTTTTAAGTAATCATTAAATTTCTTTCTGAACTCTTTCTTTAATATGTCTCTACTTTGAACGTATTTTTCATCTTCGAAATTATCCAATGCTTTCTTTACATTTTCTTTGTTTACATCACCCATAACATTCTCCTTTTTTATTTGATTCTATTCTATTTAGAATCCCATACCATCTTTTGATACAAGACCTAATTCTTTATCTTTCTTTATTCCTTCAGCATTTTCTTTAATAGTCTCTTCATCTCAATTAAGATAATGTTTCATTAAGAAGAACTTACTGAATCCTTCCTCATTTGATAAATGCATGTAATTATTGATTCTTGTCTCTAATAACATCTGATCCATTTGGCTCTTATAATTAGATGGATCATTAAAGTGAATCTGAAAATTATCTTTGGTTAATCCATAAGTATCTTTTAAATTTTTAAATTTTAAATGTAATAGGAATAACTCTTTCAAATTATCAGCAATTTTTTTCTGTTGTCTTTCTAAGAATTTGGATCATTTAATCTCATCTCTGGTTATCTCCCCCATTGCATTACCATGAAATAAATTATCACCTGTTCTATTCTCAAATTTATTTTCTACTCTACTCATAGGATATTTAAGTGCTCTATATAATTTCTTCTGAAAATAAAATATATCATCCAATGATTCAAATCCTTTACTTGATCCACCAACTGTTGATATATCTGAACCACGGTTATCGCTTTGGGGCAAAAAATAATTATCTAGGAGACTGAGCACACTTGAACTGTTCTGTAATGTACCAGTGTTAGGATCAAATGTCTGTTTTTTGTTCATTTTCTGCTTAACTTTCTCGACATACTTCATTGCCTTATCTCTAGGCATAGCACCTGTATCAATTTTGAATACAAATCTTTCTGGTGCTCTTACAATTCTATATATCACCATAGCAGTTTCTAAAAGTTTCAACTGATTATAAGGAATCTTACATTTTTCTAAGAATCCATATATTATATTTCTATTTTGACCATATTGATAAGGAATAAAGGTTATCTGTTCAGG